CGTCACAAGAATCGATTGGAAGCCGACGGCATTCCAACCGCGCCCGCCGTGCAATCAGCGAACGAAACATTTGAATGGTTGGTTCAAAAATTGGACGACCTTGGTGTCGTCGCTGAAGTGGATGCGATGGCGTTGCAAATGTTATCGGATGCGTGGGAAGATTACCAAGTCGCGCGCGCCGTTGTCAAAGAACAAGGTCCAACATACGCGACCACAACCGCACAAGGCGATTTGATGTGGCGGCCACGACCGGAGGTTTCAATGATGAATGCCGCATGGTCCAAGGTTGAAAAGATGATGGTCCAATTTGGATTGACCGCATCGTCGCGCGCAAAGATTGAGATGCAAGAAAAGATTGAAACACTTGATGACTTGATTGGATGACACACGACGAAACAAAATCAAACCGAATCATCAATTTCATTGAACGCGTTTGCACGCACGTGAAAGGTGATTTAGCAAACCAACCATTCCTTTTGGAAGATTGGCAAAAGGAATTCATTCACAAGATGTTCGGCACGATGAACGCGTCGGGTCAAAGGCAATACCGAACATCGTATGTGCAGATTCCGCGAAAGAACGGGAAATCAAATTTGTCGGCGGCCATTGCGTTGGCGATTTTGTTCGTGGAAAAAGAACAAGGTGCGGAAATCTATTGTTGCGCATCATCACGGGACCAAGCAAAGATTGTGTTTGAGGTATGCAAACAAATGGTTCGCAACTCGGCAATCTTGACAAAGAATTGCAAGACGTTCCAAAACTCAATCGTGTTGAACGGGACCAACTCGTTTTTGAAAGCGGTCGCGGCGGATGCTGGATTGTTGCACGGGGCGAATGCGTCCGCGGTCATCTATGACGAATTGCACACGGCGAAGAATCGCGACTTGTGGGATGTGATGGCGACGTCAATGGGTGCGCGTTCGCAACCTTTGATGATTGCAATCACCACGGCTGGAGTGTTCGACACGAATTCCATTTGCCACGAATTGTATTCGTACGGCAAACGAGTTGAAGAAGGCGTGATTGAGGACAACACATTTTTGCCGCTTATATATGAAGCGGACCCGGACGATGACATTCACGACCCAAAGGTTTGGAAAAAGGCGAACCCAAATTTCGGCATCTCAATCAAGCCCGAATATTTTGAAAAGATGGCGCGCGAGGCAAAGACATTGCCGTCGTCGGAAATCGCATTCCGTCAACTGCATTTGAACCAGTGGGTGAACTCTTTGGCGTCGTGGATTACCGATGACGAATGGATGAAATCGGCTGGCAATGTAGATTTGGAACAATTGAAGGGACGCAAGGCATACGCGGGACTTGATTTGGCCGCCGTTGAGGATGTCACGGCGTTCGTTTTAGCGTTCCCAATGGATGATGAAAGCGTCAAGATTGTGCCGTTTTTATTTGTCAGTGAAGCGGCCGTTGAACGGCGTCGGAATCAAACGGGTGGTTCTTATGACAAATTCGTGAGTGCTGGCGAACTGATTGTGACGGAAGGGAATTCAACGGACTATGCGGTCATTGAGAGAAAGATAAAGGAATGCGCAGAAATCTTTGACATTCAATCCGTGGCTTTTGATAGATGGAATTCGAATTCATTGGTCCAACAATTGACGGATGCGGGAATCGAGATGGACCCGTTCGGTCAAGGGTTTATTTCTATGACGGCACCGATTAAGAATGCGGAAATCTTGGTGAAGAAACGATTGTTGCATCATGGCGGTCACGGAATGATGCGATGGATGGCGGCGAATGTAGTCACGAAAAAAGACGATGCCGAGAATGTGAAGTTCAGTAAATCAAAAGCGGGTGACAAGATTGACGGAATCATTGCAATGATAATGGCGTTGGGTGAGATGATGACGATGGAGGGAAAAGATATGACGGGAACGTCCACATATGAATCGCAAGGAATCCGAATGTTATGATGAAAATGGAAGATGCCCGCGAATTGGGATTGATGTTGTTTGAAAATGGGTTCACGCCGTGGATTGCCGAAACGGGTGACGGGTACATTGTGCGCGTCCTTTTGAATGGGGAAATCATCAATGTGTTTCGCACTGATTTAGAAGCCAATAAAAAAAACTAAAAAGTTTTTCACGTTTTGTGGATTGTATTGGTTTTTTTGTATATTTGAAGTGTTGCAACGGAGCAACGACCAAAACAAACACCAAATGAAAAATCAAGTTCAAGTTCAAAACGTAACAATCACCACGATTCACGAAGGTCACGAACTAACGGAAGCGCAGATGAAAACATCTTGTCGTTTCTTGGATTGTTACAAGAAGAAAGACGGAACATGGAGTGTTCAATTAAACAAAATCGTTTCAAACGATTTGGATGAAATATGGGACGAAAACAAATTGTTGAGAATATACAACATGAGCAACGTTGAGTTCTTTGCGTACTGGGACAAAAAAATGAACGAATGGAAATGATGCAAGATTGGCAAAAACAAATTCTCGAAAAAGAAGGGTTCAATAATTTTCCGCCTATGTATTACACGACAATGACAAAAGATTCCGTACATTACAAACCGAACATGGAACCAGTTGACGACATATCGGTTGGCGACATCATCGAGATGACGCGCACGGGAAAGGAATTTTTGGTGGAATCAATCACTCCATCGGGAATCATATTGAAAGAATGCACGACATACGTTTCATTCAGCCGTTCAGCATTGAACGAGCGTTTGAAAAGAAATTCGGCAATTCACAAAAGCATTTAGGGAACCACGGGCGTTCTGCCCGATTGGTGTTTTGGTTTGGTAGGGGACGTTGTGGTGACGTCCCCTTTTTTTGTCTATTGTTTCATTGCAAATGATATCGTATATTCACCCCGAATTGTACAATCATTTTCAACCGAATGGCCGAAAATCAAAATTTATTCGGGCGCATTTTGGGCGCACTTCGTTCCAATCCGAACCGCCCATCAACATCATTGGCGAACCCCGCCGAATGGATGTTCAGCGACAACGAATCAAAAACGGGCATTGCCGTCACGGAAAACACCGCGATGCAATTGTCTGCCGTATTTGGTGCCGTTCGTGTTATTTCCGAAACAATGGCAACATTGCCGTGGAGCGTTAAGCAAACCGCGGACGGCATCGTTCAAGATGCTGAAGGCCATCCAATCAACAAATTGATTCATCATCCAAATGCGATGATGACGGATTTCACATTCCGCGAAACGTGTCAAGCACATTTATGTTTGCACGGGAATGCGTTCATCGCAATCAAACGCGATGCCGCTGGGAATCCAATCCAATTGATTCCGATTCATCCGGACCGCGTTCAAGTCAAGGTTTACAAAGAAGAAAAGTTTTATCAAGTCGATAAAAAAGAAACGTTCGACGATTCGGAAATGATTCACATTGTTGGATTAGGTTTCGACGGAATCATTGGAAAGTCGGTCATTGAATCCGCACGTGAATCAATCGGCCTTGGATTAGCGGCCGACCAATTCGGCGGTTCGTTCTTTGGTAACGGCGCAAACGTTTCCGCAGTCTTAACACATCCGGGACGATTAAGCGACGAGGCTTATAAACGATTGATTCGTTCGTGGCAACAACGCAACGCGGGATTGGATAACGCACACAAAACCGCAATCCTTGAGGAAGGAATGAAGGTCGAAAAGATGTCCATCAGCCCACAAGAATCGCAGTTCATCAGCACANGAAAATTNGGCGTTGAAGATATCGCCCGTTTTTTCCGTTTGCCNTTGGCATATTTGGGAAGTATGGAAAATTCATCCACACGTGCCAACGTCGAGGAGCAAGGAATAATGTTCCAACGCAACACGATTTTGCCTTGGGTTAAACGCTGGGAATCGGAAATCAATCGCAAGTTGTTTGTCGGTGATTCACAATATTACATTCGTTTCAATATGGACGGATTGTTGCGTGGTGATATTCGTTCGAGATACGAAGCCTACACAAAGGGACGTCAATGGGGATGGATTAGCGCAAACGATGTGCGCAAGTTGGAGAATATGGCACCGATTGACGGCGGCGACGCNTANTTGCAACCAATGAATATGATTGACGTGGCAAGCCCACAAAACGACGCAANCGATGCCGTGGAGTGATTACCCCGAAGGGGCAAAGAACAACGCTAAGAAGGCGTTAAAACACCGCGAGGACAACGGCACCGATTGTGGCACACCCGTCGGTTGGCAAAGAGCCAATCAATTGTCAAGTGGCGAAGCGATTTCGGACGACGTTTTGGTTCGGACCTATTCGTTTCTTTCACGCGCTAAAGTGTACGACCAAGGTCGTTTNNCTGATGAGGACGGAAAAGAAATTTGTGGTTCAATTATGTATGCCGCATGGGGTGGCGACCCGATGTTGAATTGGGCAAAAAGAACGATTGAAAAAATGAAAGAAGATAAAAGCGAACAACCCAACGAAAGACACATCAAATCCGTTGTTGAAACCGATGACGAAATCGTCATCACATTCGGCAAAGGTGAGATGTCAAGCGAACAAGATGTGGAACGCGTTTCGTTTGATTTTGACGGCACATTGAACAATGACATTGGCCGTGCTTATTTAGAAGAAGAAAAATCAAAGGGTTCGGAAATTTATATCATCAGCGCGCGAAATGATGCGGAATATTTGCAAGGGTTCGCCATTGCAAACGGCATTGAAAAAGAACGCGTTTTTGCAATGGGTAGCGATGAAGAAAAGATTGCGAAAATTAAATCACTTGACATCGTTAAACATTACGACAACAATGCGTCCGTTGTGGAAAGCGTTCGTGGCGTACTCGTCAACGAAAGAGCAGAACCAAACGAATTGGCGGTTGGTGACTTTGTGCGTTGGAACTCATCGGGCGGCAATGCTTATGGCCGAATCATTCAAGTTGAAACGGACGGCGAATTGGAAGCGGATTCGGGATTCAAAGTCAACGGAACGGCAGACGACCCGGCGGCATTGATTAGAATTTACCGCTACGATTCCGAATCGGACGCATACGTTGAGCGCAAACCAGTGTTGAACGTTGTCCATAGATTCAGCACATTAGAAAAATTCGACGCTGAGGTTCGCAAGTCTTCAGTCGTAAAAGAACAACGCGAATTCCGTATGGAAAACGCGGAACAAAATGGAAACACAATTCGTGGTTATGCCGCCGTTTACAATTCGGATTCCGAATGGATGGGTGGATTCTACGAACAAATTGCAACGGGTGCGTTCGATGACGTTATGGAAAACGACGTTCGTGCCTATTTTAACCACGATGAAAATTTATTGTTGGGACGTGTGTCAAGTGGCACACTAAGAATCAGCACGGACAAACGCGGTTTGTTTTATGAGGTTGATTTACCGAACACAACATATGCCAATGATTTAGCGGAATTGATGAAGCGCGGCGACGTCAATCAAAGTTCATTCGCGTTCCTTATTGAAAAGGATAGATGGGAACAACGCGATGGTGTAACTTACCGAATCATTGAAAAAGTATCACGTTTGCTTGATGTCAGCCCCGTGAGCCAACCGGCTTATCCGGATGCAACATCAGAATTGAAGCGCGATTTGGAAACGGAAACCAAAGAAGAAGCGAAAGCGGCATCGGTAGAAAATACCGAATCCGAAGTTGCGGAAACCAAGGCGGAAGATTCCGACCTTTATTTGTATAAAAGTAAAATTTTAAATTTTTAACACGATGAAAAACATCGAACTACGCGGACAACGCGCGGAACTAATCAAAGGCGCAACGGCAATCGTTGACGCTGCACAAAAAGAAGGACGTTCTTTGAACGCCGAAGAAAAGTCGAAATTCGACGCAATGGAAGCAGATGCAAGAAGCATCAAAGACCAAATCGACGTCATCGAGCGCACTGCCGAGATGAAGAAAGAATTGGCGGCAAATGCTGAAGTTCGTGAAGCGGCTCCAAAAGCAACTCGCAAGGGTGCATTTGAAAAATACCTACGCAACGGAATGGGTGCATTGAATAGCAACGAGCGTTCAATGATGGCTGAATTACGTGGAACAAGCACGCAAATCGCTGGGACTGATTCTTTGGGTGGTTTCTTGGTACCACAAGATTTCAGCAACGAATTGGACATGGCGACATTGTTCACTGGCGAAGTTGAGCGTCTTGCAAAGAAATTGAACACGGCGGGTGGCGCATTGTTGGACTACCCAACAATCAACGACACTGCAACCGATGCTGGTTTAATCAGCGAAGCGGCGGCCGTAACTGTTCAAGATAT